TCGGCTACTACCTCATCCATCGGTAATCGTAAACCGCACATTCGGATGATCTGGATAATTCACAACGACCTGACCCTCTGGACAATCGTAGTGAATATAGGCAATTAGTGTGGCTTCACCTAACGCCACCTTATCCGGATTATCCAAAGTTATAGAATACGCGAAGGTGTCTACCTTATCCGTAGCAGGTCCCATAAACTTAGTAATGGACGGCGTAGCCTTGTGAACAAAAAGCTCACTGTCACGAACGTCCAAAATAAACTCCGTCACAGTGCAGTCGTCACGGTGCTTTTCTCGCGCAACAGCAACTTTGAACTCGCCATTACGCGGCCCATCAGAAATCTTAAAATGTTCGGGAGCCCATGTCAGAATGGGGTCGTCAAACCCAATTCTATCATACAAAGTGTATCCGCCGCCTATCAGGGCAAATGTGGCAGTAATAATGCCTATACCTTTTGTTATGTTTTCTACGTCTATCAATACACCCTCACCGTATCTTCTGATACATATTTAGGCACACAGTAAGATGTTACTCTATCTTTGGGGTCTAAGTAACTGTAATACCTATAATTTCCATACCTCTTAGCTACTTGTGCCGCAAAATAGTTACAGTCGTCAATACTTCTGAAGTACATATCGTTGCTAATTAACTGCCTACTATCCCCTGTTCCAAGATAAACCAGAAGCAAAAATGCGTGTATCATTCACTTGTTTTCGTGCCCTTGCTGTTGACATACAAACCGAACCAAGCCGCACCGGCACCAACGATTACACTAACAAAACCAGCCTGTGCATTATTCGGCTCCGGCAACGCCATAAACCACTGACAAGTCTGGTAAAACACCACCATGTAGCTCAAAATGAGCAGCCGGGGGACTATGCGCCACGCATCTAGCTTTTCTGGTGTCATATGCTACCCTTCATCCACAATACCCAAAATGCAAAAGCCACCAAGGCTCCGACAATAATTACAACAACAAGCCCGTAACCCATCATCTCAATCATCTCTTCACGCCTGCGCTTAGCTAGCTCCTCTTGAACCCGCCTAGATTTACGCGCCTCGGCCTGAAATTTCTGCCAATCGTTCCAAAGACCCGGACGACCAGCATAAATCATAAACTGCTTTAGCTGCTCCTCTTGCTCCCGTATCTTTTCCAGAGCCATAAACTCTTCAAGATCAGGAGTATTTACGCCTCTAGCCTTCTTCTTACTGCCTTTGCGTTGTAATTCCTCTTTCGCTGTTACAAACTTTGCTATCGCTTCGCCAGCAGCAGTTAGCTCCCTACCGTTCTGGACGCATTGCTTTATAACGGCAAATGCCGCGTTTGCGGCAGCCAATTCTGCTAACATTTAAGCCCCCAAGCCTTTCTTTTCTACACTCCGCGTACTACCCCGCCTTTTCTCATTTTCTTCGGCTTGTTCTTCCCAGCACTAGATAAAGCAATGGCTACAGCCTGTTTTTGCTTGTAGCCCTCGCCCATCAACTTACTAATGTTCTTGCTAATAGTTTTCGGGCTAGACCCGCCAGCTAAAGGCATCAGTCCCCCCTCTGCTTAATAAACTCACGCTGCATCGCAGCATCAATCCTCTGCTGGGTCTGCCGCTCTTGGCTAGACAACCGCTGCTGGAACTGATCCGCCCGCATCCGCTGACCAGACGCCTCAAGATTGAGCTTGGCTTGGTCATTCTGTGCATCGGCCTGTTCTGCCTGCGCCTTAATCTGAAGCTCCTGCTGTTTAAGCTGAACCAACGGATCAGGGCCTTCACCAGATACCTGCTGTGACATCTGCTTGACCATCTGCATACCCTCGGCAACAAACTGTGCAGTCAAGCCCTCAATAGCCAACATCTCTTCCTCAGTAGCCGCTTCACCACCAGCCGCCTGACGGCTCTGAATAAACGCTACTGCCGCCTTCTCACGAGCCGCAATCTTCACGTGCTCCATGATGTGCTTCTGCAAAGCCATAGCAATGGCAGGCATACCACCAACCATCGGCGTCGAACCAAAGACCATGTGCGCCATAATGTGCGCCTCATGCTCCTGACCCTCAAACGCCTTCAGCGGTATCATGTCCATCGCATCAATGTTTTCCTGTGCAGGGTCTTTAGGTGTCGGCTCATCGTCAGGAATGCGCTTCATAATCCTGTCCGTATCCCGCACACCAAGAGCCTCATACATATCCTGATACACTTCGTACATATTGTGCATCTCAGGAGCCGCACCAGCTAACTGCAACTTAGTCTGCGCCAAAGCAATCCTCTGCGCCTGACTAAATACATTCGGGTCAGAAATCGGCAATACATCCACGCGGTCATCAAAATCAGTCCGCATCACAGTCGCATCCGCACCCTCTACAGAATACGGATATTCCTGCGGCAAGCTCTCACTCATCACCCGCGCTAGGATTTTGAACTCCTGCCTCATGCCATAGTGCAACCGCTTATGCACCGCACTCATCACACGAGAGCCCTGCTCCAACAAAGCGATAGTTGTGCCCACCGCCGCCTGCTGATTGCCGTCACCGACCTTCATGTCAGTAATCGTGGCAAACCTCTGGCCTGCATCGACCACAAAACCTAGCAAAGCAAACAAGGTCTGGTCTGGGCCTTTGAAGGGCAGCGGCATCAGGCTGTCACGGATAGCCCCTCCGGGTGCGTCCACATCTCTGAACTCTCCGGGCTGAAGCGGGTCATCGTCATCTCTGATACGAAGTCCACGGGCTTTGAAACCCGCAGGGAGGTTGGACAAAGTACCAGCGTCGATTAACTGCCTCAGTGCCGCCGTGGCGGTCCGTGACAGTCCGCCAATGGTGTGAATAAGACCCAATCCATAAAAACCAAAGCCCGGAAGAAACTTGAAATGCACAAAATATTGTATCTTGCGCCGTAACTCGTCCTCTTCCCGGTAATTCCGCCGAATGGACAAAATCTGGCCGTTGTCCTGACTAATGGTGACAACATATGGTACTTTAATGCCGGTGGGCTCACCGTCATCATCTACATCTTCATAGCCCTCAATGTCCAAATCAACATGACACTCCAAAATGGTGCAGTCATAATCAATCTGTGACGCCGAAATGCCATCAATGCGGTCAATCTCATCACCAACAGAGTCCATCTCTGCCTGTGCAGGAATGACCGGAATATCTAAATAAAAGCCCGCAACCTGCTTCTTACGCAAATCATTGAGCGACATCCGAACAACCTGCGTGATATTCGGGCAAGTGTCCAAATCAGATGTCTCATACGGCACAACAAGATTTTCAGCCGGAATAAACTTACTTACCGCCCGCCCCAAAGTCTCATCGTAGTAAACCTTCTTGAATGTGCTGCCCGCCAATGGCAAATAAAACAGCATCTGATCCATGTCCGGCGTGTAATCCTCCATCACATTAGTGATGTAGTAATTCATAAACTGCCTTACGCGCTGGGATTGTGACTGCTTTTCTCGTGTCTCGCTTCCCATAACAGCAGTTCGCACGGGGCCGCTGGCAGGCAACAACTCATTGAACGCCTGCGCCTGAAATTGCGTAGCCGCCTCGGCAAGCAACGGGTGCGTAACCCCAGAAGCTCCTCTAAAAGGCTGGGTCCTCTCCTCGTAGTTGAACCCAAGAAGCTCCAAACCGTTTGCATAAGCATCTTCCCAATCCTGTCGGCTAGCCTTATTACTATCAAACTCAGCAAGCAACTCACTGGCTATGCGCCCAAGCTCACGCTCCGGCATCTCTTCAGCCAAGTTCATATAAAAATCATCACCCGACCCGCGCTGATCTTCCGGGTCAAAATCAATGGTCACACCGCCATCATCGTCCGGCGTAATCTCAATATCCATGTTCTCCGCCATGCCCTCAAAAGCCACGACGTTGTCCATGCTGCCCGGAACCTCTAGCTCCACTTCAGCAGCCAAATCCTCCGGATCAAGCTGAGACGGGACATTCTTGTCCACCATGCCTGCAATCGGTTCACGTGCCATTTACACTCTCCTTTAGCCCAAACTACCAGTTCCGTGGGCCGCGGTCTATCAATAATACCCCGAACGGCTAGTCTGGAAGTAGCCCTGCTCATTGCGCGGGAAATATACATCAATGCCCGTGGACGGCGACCGAAAGCCCCTCGACCCCGGCTCACGGCCCAAAATCTGGTCTAATTGCTCAAAAACTTTGTCGTCAACCATCTTGGTAATCTCAGGCAAAGTCGCGTTAACACCCGCCTGCTTCAACAATTTCACCCCAAAAGCATTGTTCCGCTTGTCCATAGCCACATCTTCCGGCGTGGCGTTCCCAATCAAAGGAATAGGCAAAGCATCTATACCTTCCGCGAAATTACCAAGTTTGGTCGCGGTCTCCGGTCCAAACTGCTTGGCCATCTCAGCAGACATCAAAACATGAGCACGAGCGTCTTCTAACTCCTGAAACGTCGGCATATCTTGCCGAGGCCGCTGATTACGGACACTTTCCGGCGCATCGCTCATCTCACGAGTAACAGCAGGATAACCATACTCCTGCTCTAGCCGCTGCTCAAAAGTCAAAGCACCTTCAGGATAATACGTCTGGGACCCGACGCTGCCCTCGCGCCCCGACTCACGGACTAAATTCTGAGCATCTTTGTCGGGTGCGTTAAACAAAGCGGACATAATGCCCGCTTCTTCATACGCCGGGTTGCC